GGGAATGAGATGCGCCCCTATAAAGACACTCACTGTTAACACACTAACTAACACACTTCTTCTTCATTATGTCCAAGTCGATTGCATTTTCTCTGCTGGCACAAGGTAACACTGGCGCTGAGATTCTTGAGATTCTCGATGTCATCGTTGCCGATATTGAGCAGGAGAATATTGATATCGTCGCGGAGGTGTTTGCTGTCTGAGTTATAATTACTGTGCGGCACTGGTTGACACTGGTGCCGCATTATGTTATGATGGCAGTGTCATGAATAGGCAGTTAATTCTGGGCGGTTTGTTATAGCGCGGCGCGGCGTTGTCGTATATTATTTTTTTGGATCCCTGTAACCTACACTGTATGTCTTTTTCGACCTTTCTATCGCTCTCATAAAAAAATTTTTTCCAGAAAAAAATGCCGCATAAAGATCCGCAAAAACAAAAAGAAGCAAGAAGAAGATATTATCTGAGGAAAAAGAATAATATAATCGACCCTCCAAAATTTCCTCCAATAAAAATTCCGGAAACTATTAAAGAAACTCAATATCCTGGATATTATATTGCAGATGATGGGAAAGCATACAGATCTCCTGGAATTTATGATAGGAATACTGAATTAAATGAGTATGGATTGATACCTCTGAACACGCATCTGAGGGGAAATCCATCACACCCAAAATATCAGTATCCTTCCATTAACATCACGCTTCGGGATGAGAATGGAAAATTTCTGCGACAAAAAAAGGTGAATATTCACAGATTAGTAGCAGAGACATTTATTCCAAATCCTCATAATTATGATTCAGTTGATATTATTCATCATAGAGAAACTGTAACATCTCGATTTATTCAATGAAGAAAAGATATCCTTATTGGAACTTCTGGAAGGTAGTCTTTGCGGGATGGTTAATACGCTATCCTGGAAAGATGTTTCGTATTATTGGAATACCTATAGGTGTTCTGATAATTGTCATATATAATGCGATTACAAAATAATCGCATTATATATGGAAAAAATTTATCATATCTACGCAAAAGATAAATGTCTTTTTCACTCAGTAAAAGAGGAAGAGTTCAAAGTGATATGGAATACGTTAAATCAACTTGTCGGATTAATGCATACCGACTATGTGGTAAAGGATCTTTCATATGAGGAGTTGGTTGTTAACTTAAATTCATTATATTGACAAAAGCATATATAGACTGATAAAATTGATCTGAAGGTTAATTTAACTTATGGCAAAAGGATTTACAGTAAAAGCAAACGCACCAAAACCCAAATCAATGGAAGATTGGGATATTGATGCAATTAAAGAAAGAATGAAAGGTAAGTCTATTGTTTTCTGCTTACCAGGCAGAGGATGTTCATTTATCTTTCTAAAAGCATTTGTTCAACTTTGTTTTGATCTTGTTCAAAATGGAATGAGTATTCAAATTTCACAGGATTACTCATCAATGGTTAACTTTGCACGATGTAAAGTTTTGGGAGCAAATGTTCTTCGTGGACCTAAACAGATTCCTTGGGATGGTAAATTACATTATGATTATCAACTCTGGATTGATTCTGATATTGTCTTTAATTCAGAATTATTCTGGAAACTCTGTGATTTAGCTCTGCCTGAAGAAGGAGAAGAGAAAGAGATTGTTGCTGGATGGTATGCCACAGAAGATGGGCACACGACCTCAGTAGCACACTGGTTGGAAGAAGATGATTTCCGAAAAAATGGTGGAGTCATGAATCATGAAACTGTTGAATCAATTTCAAAGCGTCGAAAGCCCTTTACAGTGGATTACACTGGATTTGGTTGGGTTCTAATCAAAAAGGGAGTCTTTGAAAATCTTGAGTATCCTTGGTTTGCTCCCAAGATGCAAGTCTTTGAATCTGGAGCTGTTCAGGATATGTGTGGAGAGGATGTTTCTTTCTGTCTTGATGCGAAAGAAGCTGGATATGAAATCTGGTGCGATCCTCGTATCAGAGTTGGACATGAAAAAACTCGCGTAATCTAATAGGAGGTTATTATGGCAAAAGGCGGATCAAATAAAACTATTTTTGAACCAGGATCACCAAAGAAGACTCGTCAAGGACGTTCTTCTCGAACATTACTCAGTGCTACTTCTCGTAACGGAAGAAAGAAGAAGTATAGGGGTCAAGGAAAATAATATTATTCAGAGTGCTTAAATAGACATAAGCACTCTTTTTTTATGTTTTCGGAAAAAGAACTCTATATCTTAAAGTGGATTCAAAAAATTTCTACAGTCCGAAAAGAATTGAATGGATTTGCAATTTGTCCTTTTGCAGCAAACTCTAAATTTAAGATCTTAGAGTGCCCTGCAAGCGACATTAACCCCATTGAAGACCTGGATGTGATCATTTATATCATTGAAGATCATTTTAATCTTCATGAAGTTCAAAATTGGGTCAATATTTGCAACCAAAAATATGATAATTGGAAATTTTTTGAAGACTGTGGGTCATATGATACATTTATTAACGGTGTTCAGACAAATAATGGCAAATACAATTTAATTTTAGGTCAACCAGCAAAAAAATTACGTCAACTCAGAAAAAAACTAGCAAAAACCTCTTATTATGATCAGTGGGATGATGCGTATTTGAAAGAAATTCTAGAAGATGACTATAATATTATTAAAAACGGGATAGAAACCCCGTAAAAAGTTCTGATCTAACGAATCAGGAGAAAAAAATGACTAAAAAAGTTGACAAAAATGTAAATTTTATGAGAAATAATTGGGGAACTGAATATTTGTCAAGCGAATATGGGTGGGAAAATAAAATTTCTCAACAAAAAATGCTTCGCGAAATCTCAAATGACGATTTAACCCCTAAAAAACATGATTTTTATCACCAAAATGAAATTCATGAGAAAATTCGCAATGATAGTGATTATGACGATTGGGAATATGGAACTGAACCACTTTATGAATTCAAAAAACCAGAATAAATAATACAGATTATATTACCTTTATGCCTTTAGAGCGAATAAATCAAGGTTTCAAAGACATTAGTATGTCATTTAAAATCAATCCAATCAACAATGACTTGATTGGTCTTAAAAATGAAACTGCGATTGCTCGTTCCATTCGAAATTTAGTATTTACATATCCCGGAGAAAAATTTTTCAATCAAAATTTTGGTTCGAAAATAAGTCGCTCTCTTTTTGAAAATATTGATTCAATTACTGCTTCAATTATTGAAGGAGAAATTAGAAATTCAATTGAAAATTATGAACCAAGAGTAAGTTTGATTAATATTACTGTAAGCCCAAATTTTGACAACTATGAATTTAATGTATCAATAAATTATAGAATCATTGGAATTGATGTTCCTCCGCAACAACTAACATTCGCACTTCAGCCAACACGATAAATGGCACTAGTTAATTTCACTAACTTAGATTTTGACCAAATTAAAAGTTCGCTAATTCAATATTTAAGAGCGAACTCAAATTTTACTGACTATGATTTTGAAGGATCAAATCTTTCAACAATTATAGATCTTTTGTCATATAATACATACATATCCTCATACAACGCTAATATGCTTAGTAATGAGGTATTTCTTGACAGTGCTACTTTAAGAGAGAATGTTGTTTCTTTGGCAAGTCATATTGGTTATACGCCGAGATCAAGAACATCTGCGAAAGGAAATATCTCATTTTTCGTAGATACTTCTCAGTATAAAACTACAAATCCCATCGCATTGACACTGCTAAAAGGAACAGTTTGCTCTTCTTCATTTTCTTTTGGTAATCAAAGTTATACTTTTTCAATTACTGACGATATAACCGTTCCAGTTACTAACAATATTGCTTTATTTGAAAATGTTATTGTTCGGGAAGGAACTTATATTTTACAAACTTTTACAGTAAATTCAAACGATAAAAATCAAAAATTTATTCTTCCAAATGAAAATATAGATACTTCATCTATTCGAGTTGAGGTAAGAAATTCACCAGAGAGTACAGTTATTCGCAAATTTACTCTTTGTGAAGATGTGTGTAAAGTTGATTCCGAGTCAAGAATATTTTTTATTAAAGAAATAGAAGATCAAAGATATGAATTAATTTTCGGTGATGGTATTTTTGGAAAAAAATTAGACAACAATAACGTTGTTGAAATTAGTTATATTGTTAGTAATGGAGGAGAAAATGGAAATGGAGTGTCATCTTTTAGATTTAACGGAAAATTAAGAGACAACAACGGAAGAGTAGTTACAAACGGAATATCACTTATTACAACAAATTCCCCAACTGATGGAGGAAGAGAAATTGAATCTATTGAATCAATTAAAAAATTTGCCCCAAGACTATATTCTACCCAAAAAAGAGCTGTAACTGCAACTGATTATGAAACAATTGTAAGTTCTTTATACCCAGAAGCAGAGTCTATTTCTGTTTTTGGTGGAGAAGAATTAAATCCGCCGAAATATGGAAAGGTTTTTATTGCAATCAAACCATTTTCTGGAGAATATCTTGCTCAATCAGTAAAGCAAAATTTAAAAGATTTATTAAGAAGTTATAGTGTTGCTGGTATTGTTACTGAAATTATTGACCTAAAATATCTTTATATTGAATTTGACTCAACTGTTTATTATAATACAAATTTATCACAATCTCCTAATAATTTAAAATCAAAAATTACAAACAATATAATAAAATACTCAGATTCTCAGGAGTTAAATAAGTATGGTGCTAGATTTAAATATAGCAAATTCTTAAAATTAATTGACGAAACAGATGGTGCTATCACCTCTAATATTACCAAAATTATTATTAGAAGAGATCTTAAACCAGTTTTGAATCAATTTTCAGAATATGAAATTTGTTTTGGCAATAGGTTTAATATCAATGACCCTAACGGATATAACATAAGATCTTCTGCATTTAGAACTGGTCAATTTAATTTTGACTTATATCTATCTGATATTCCAAATCCTGACCTCAAAACTGGTAGAATCATCTTTTTCCGATTAGACCCTGAAACAACAACTCCAGTAGTCATTAATCAAAATGCAGGAAAAATTGATTATGAAAAAGGCGAAATTATACTTTCTCCAGTGAATTTAGTAGCAACATTTAAAACTAAATTAAATGATCCTATCATCGAAATAGTAGCTACTCCATATTCAAATGATGTGATAGGACTTCAAGATTTGTATCTACAACTCGATGTTACGAATAGTGATGTCAATATGCTGATAGATACTATTTCTTCAGGATCCGACATTTCTGGATCAATATATAAAACAACCTCAAGTTACTCTCCTAGAGAATTCATAAGAAAATAAAATGAAAGATACCATCAAATTCTATTCAATTATTGAAAATCTAGTACCTCAATATGTAAAGGAAGAATTTCCTCTAGTAGTAGAGTTTTTATCGCAATATTACAAATCACAAGAAAATCAAAGCGCATCCTTAGATATTATCAATAATATCGATAAGTATGTTCAAATTGATAGTGTTTCTAATCTATCTTTGAGTACGAGTTTAATATATCCATTATCATTTGAAAATGAAATCTTTATTCATTCCGCAAATGGATTCCCTAAAAAATATGGATTAATTAAAATCAATGATGAAATTATTTGGTACGATTCTTTAATTGAAGATATTTTAGAAGAAACGAAATTCATCATAACTCCAGAATCTACATCTGTAGTATCTGAAGATGTGAAGTCAGAATGGATTGGAAAAATTTTAATTGTAAAAGATAATATTGGAAATATTATTAAAACCTGCAAAATTATTAATATTGAAGATGGTTTGTCTGTAGAGTTGGATTCTGCTCCTATATTAAATGATAAAATTTCCGGGTATAATTCAACAAATATTTACCAGTGTGAAATTATAGGATCCAAACTTACAGGATGTTCTCGCGGATTTAGTGCGACCGCATCTTATCAATCAGAAAATTTTAGCGACAAACTAATCTTTGAAGAAACAAATATTCAAACTCATGCTTTAGGGTCTGAAGTTTTAAACCTAAGTATTATCTTTTTAAAAGAATTTTTCAAAAAAATAAAAGTTCAAATTGCACCCGGATTTGAAGAAGAAAATTTTTATAACCAAATTAATGAGGCAGTATTTGTTCGCAATCTAAAGCAGTTTTATGCATCAAAAGGCACAGATTGCTCCTTTGAACTCCTTTTTAGATCACTTTTTGGCGAAGATGTAAACATAATTAGACCTAGAGATTATTTAATCCAACCTTCTGATGCTCAATATAATATTTTTAGAGATCTTGTAGTAGAGCCTTTGGATGGAGAAAATCCAGAAGAGTTGGAAAATTTATCTCTTTTTCAAGATGAATATTTAAATATTCCTCAAGCAAAGGGAACAATAAGTAAAGTTGAATTGATTCAAAGAGGGGATAAATTTTACTATAAAATTAGTTTAGATAGAACTCAGGAAGTTGAAGACGACTCCAATATTGGAAAATTTACTATTCACCCCAAGACTAAAGCAACAAATAATATTCCAGCGCAGTCTGATTATATTGACGTTGATTCAACTATAGGATTTCCAGAATCCGGAGAAATAGAAGTTTATAATAGCAAGAATCAAAAAATAATCGTTTCATATTTGTCAAAAACATCAACTCAGTTTTTGAATTGTAGTGGAATTACTCAAGATATTAATGCCAATGATTTAATCAGAATCAATACATTTGCTTATGGGTTCAACCAATCAAAAATTATCAAAGTAAATATTACAGGGGTTTTATCTTCGTTAGAGATAGAAAATTCTCCGCATTATGCTTCACCCGGAGAAAAAATTCAAATAGAAACTCTTGGATACAATCTTGACGATATAAGAGGCAATAATTGGATCTATAACATACCAGTAGAATATGATGTTAAAAGCATTCTTTTAAAGGATTCTGCAAATCCTCCCACATATCAAATTGAAGTATATGATGAAAATATACTTAAAATTGGAGATCCTATTTCATTGCTTTATTCGGAAGGGCAAATTAAAAATGGAATTATTAAAGATGTTGTAGATCTAAAAACTTTTCTAATCGGTGGTATTGATGATAAAAATTTAGAAAATGAATTTGAAGATATTAATTTAAATACTACATATAAATTAAGAAAAAATATTTCAAAAGTAAGAACATCAGATTATTCAGATCTATTAAAATATTCTGCAAATGTTCAAAATGTCTATGTAGATGAAAATAAAGATGTTTATGTAAATTCTCAATCAATACCCGGTTATGACTCAATTTCTATAGTTGATAGGTCTATATTATTTTCTGGTAGATATACAAATAGTGAAGTAATTAGATCAAATGATAAGCATGGACTCTACAGTGGAGATTCTGTTGTATATTACCCAGAAGATGATATCAATAGATTAAATATTCCCAAAGGAATTTATTTTATAAGTGTTGTTGATGAATATAATTTTAAGTTAGTAAAAAGTAGGGAAAATATTATTGCTGGAAATTTTATTAAAGTAACTGGAACTGTCAATAATAATAAATTAACCCTAACTGAATTTAGTAACGAATCTCTTACTCCAAAAAGATTAAAACCACAAAATATATTAAAAAAAATATCAATTCCAAATTCATCAGTTTCTGATAATTCAGAAGAAACCAAACCAGGAACAACTGGTATATTTGTAAATGGTGTTGAACTCTTAAATTATAAATCAAATGATGTTGTGCATTATGGAGAAATTGAAAGCATATTACCTGTTAGTGCAGGAAGTGAATATGATATCATTAATCCTCCTTTTTTAAGTATCAAAGATGATAATGGTAGTGGGGCAGTTGGACATTTGTCAATTAAAGGATCTCTTAAAAGAGTTGACATTATAAATCCAGGATTTGATATTATCGAAACTCCATCTGTAACTTTTATTGGAGGAAATGGAAAAAATGCTAGAGTTTTTGTAAACTTAGTGTCAACGGATCATATATCATACTTCAATGCAAAAACTGGAATTAATACTTCCAATAATATTATTGGATTTACAACTTATCATAAGTTTAGAGACAATGAGATTGTTTTTTACGATCCTCAAAGTCAAACTAAAATATCTGGGTTATCAACAAATTCCCAATACTATGTTTCAGTAGTTGATCCATTTAAAATTAAACTGCATTTAAGTTTACAAGATTCAATTTCTGGAGTTAACACAGTAGGATTGTCTGGAATAGGAACTGGTGTTCATATTTTAAAATCTTTATTGAAAAAGAAAAAAATAGGATCTGTTAATGTTATTGATTCTGGTTTTGATTATGAAACTAAGAAAAGAACAGTATCTTCCTCCGGAATAAGCACTTTTTCTAATTCAATAAAAATTGAAAATCATGGTTATGAAAGTGGAGAAATTATAGTATATACCTCTACAGGAACACCAATTGGTGGGATGTCTTCAAATACATCATATTACGTAACTAAAATTAGTAATAATGAAATTAAACTATCAAATGTTTCTATTGGAAATACGCAAAAAGATATATTCTACAAAACAAAAGAATATGTAGATTTTACTTCATCTGGAATAGGAACTCATATTTTTAATTATGAACCAATATCTTTAAATATATCATATAAAACTGGTATAGGATCTACTTATACTGATCCTATATCACTAAGACCAATATTTAATGGAGAAATCACTTCTGTTCATTTAGAAAATAAAGGGTCTTCATACGGTTCTGAGATTATTAACTTAAAAAAACAACCTACTATCACATTACTGACTGGAAAAAATGCACAAGTATCTCCAATCATTAAAGATGGAAAAATTGTCGATGTTATAATCAACAATGTTGGATCTGAGTATTATTCTACTCCGAGTATAAAAATACTTGGGAAGGGATCCGGATCCGTTTTGGTTCCTATTATAGAAAATAACCTCCTCAAAAAAGTTGAGATAATTTCTGGAGGTAGTAACTATGAACCAGAAACAATTATAAACGTAATATCCTCCGGAAAGGAGGCAAAGTTTGAAACAAATATAAAAAGTTGGAGAATTAATTTATTTGAAAGATTATTTAAAAATAATCAAATTTCTGATGATGATGGCGTTCTTTACTCGAAGTTTAAAAATAATGACGAACTAGAATATACTCATTTATATGCTCCAAGAAAATTGAGATCATGTGTTCTTGGAACTAGAAGCTTTAATGGAAAATTAATTTATAATCCAGACCTAGAATTGCTTGATATTACTCCTAACATTCCTAGTGGCGTAGAATCAACATCAAAAACACACTCTCCGATCATTGGATGGGCATACGATGGAAACCCAATATATGGTCCATATGGTTATTCATCAATTTTAGGGGGACAAGTTGTTCCCATGGTTTCTGGATATGAACTTAAAACAAATATTAATAATAGACCAAACTATCCATTGGGAATTTTTGTTGAAGATTATGAGTATGTGGGATTGGGGAATCTAGACGAGCACAATGGAAGATTCTGCGTAACACCCGATTTCCCAAATGGAGTTTATGCATATTTTTGCACTATTGATTCTGGTAATCCACAATCAACTGGATCATTTTTTAAATACAAAAAACCAATTTTCCCATATGTAATTGGCAATACTTATAAATCTAGTTCTATTCCATTTAATTTTGATAGATTTTTATCATCACAAAAGACGGATATTAATAAAACATCCCTACTACGAAATACAAAACCATATGGAATATTAAACAAAAATTCCCATTACGACTACTTTACTAATCCGAATAAAACCAAAACGCAAATTTCTTCAGTAAAAACAGTATTAAAAAATTCTGTTGACTCTATTGGCATTATAACCGGAGGAACTGGATACGCCATAGGAGATAAAATTATTTTAGATAATTCTGAGGTAAAATCTTTTGTATCCGAACTAAAAGGAAAAGTAGTTAATAGAGTAAGTGCGTCTACAACTTCCATTTCTCTTGTGGAGTTTGTTAAAATTAATAATAATGATTATGTTGGATATGCTACTGTTCCACATAATTTATCAACAAATGATGTTGTCAATATCACCTCTTCGTATGATTACAATATTTTTGAAAAAATAACTGTAGATAAGCATCAACTAAGAATCAATTCTGGAATAGATTCATCTTCTGTTACCGGAATAGTTACTTATTTAAACATATCTGGATCTCTTGATTCATCTAAGATCAGAGAGAATGATATATATTTTCTTGGGGATGAACAAGTAAAAGTATTGAATATTAATCCCCAAAAATCGCAAATCAGAATACTAAGAAATCAAAATAATACTATTGGGTTAACATCAATTTCTGCTGGAATTGCTATAACAGAAAATCCAAGAAAATTTAAAATTTCTTTTGGTATTTCAACATCTTATAATTTTTCTTCAAACAAGGAGTTATACTTTGATCCCACAACTTCTGTTGGCGTTGGAACTACTTCTGGAGTTGGTATAACTTCAACTTTGTTTTTGGATGTTAATGAGTTTAATCATCCAGTTGCAGTAGGAACTGGATCAACTACATTTTTATATTTTATTGATATTAAAGATTTAGAAAGTTATACGAATGGTGGATATGTTGATATTGTTAATGCAACAAATTCTTCATTCAATACTACCAAAAAGAAAATTGTTTCTATAGGCGAATCTTCTATTAGTATTAATTTTGACACTTCTTCATTATCTGGAATTGGTGTCACTGCATATATTAATAAGTGGAATGTAAAATCAATACCAACACAATCAATTTACATTGAAAATCACCAACTCAAAACAGGAGATAAAGTAATTTATAGTTCAAATGGAGGAACATCTCTAGGTGTTTCGACTAATGGCATTTCAACATTTACTTTACCTTCATCCCAAAATCTATATGTCATTAAATTATCAGAAGATTTAATAGGCATTTCCACTTTCAGAGTTGGAATTGGATCGTTAGGAGAGTATGTTGGCATTGAAACAAGTAAATCTGGAATTTTATACTTTACCTCAATTGGATTGGGGAATACTCATAGTTTTAAAACTAACTATGACAATATTCTTTTATCTGATGTTACTAAGAGTATAGTAACTGTTGAAACAGAGGAACCTCATGGAATATCCAGAAATGATATTATAGAAATAAAAGTCACCTCGGGGATTTCTACGTCTATAAAATTAAAGTATAACAAAAAGCATAGAAGATTCACTGCAGACATTATTGAATTTATTTCATCTGATGTTGATGCAGTTAAAGACACCCTTACACTTAGAAATCATAAACTAAAGAACGGACAAAAAATAATTTATACATCAGATTCACCGATAGGTGGATTGGAAAATGATAAAATCTATTATGTTATAGTTGTAAGTGAAGATAAAATTAGATTATCTGAAACTTATTATAATTCCATTAAAAATAATCCAAATTATGTTGACTTTACTTCAACTTCTGGTGGAGTTATTTCAAAAATTAATCCACCAATAAATGTAATTAAAAATTCCAAAATTAGATTTGATTTGTCAGATTCCTCACTTTCATATAAAAAAGGGTCTACTAATCAACCTGCTTTTAGATTAGATTTTTATAGCGATCCCAATTTCCAAAATGAATATGAATCATCTGGCAAAACAAAGATTTTTGATGTTGTTAGATTTGGATCTGTTGGGGTTGACTCTGGATCTTATGTTGAAATAGACACAAAAAATATACCAAATAAACTATATTACAAATTATCACCTATCGACATAAAAACAAATGATTCAGAAAATTTAGAAATTATTGTTGATAGTGATATCGAAAATGCTAGCCAAATTATCGTTGATAATAGTTTATACAATGGCAAATATTCAGTAGTCGGGGTTTCTTCTACCTCATTTACATATCAACCACAATATACACCGGAAATTTCTTCTTATGATAAAAATACTTCCGAAATAGAATATTTTATAAAATCTTCCAGTGCTACTGGAGAAATTTACAAGGTAAATGTCATATCATCACCAGTTAATTTTAAAACTTTACCCAAAGTAGAGTCAATAAAAACTCAAACTGGTCGTGGTGCAATTTTATATGCCGAAGGCAAAAATATCGGAAAAGTTGGAAAAAGTAATATTGAAATATTGGATATTGGATTTGATTATTCTTCAGACCTTTCTCTTAGACCAACAGGAAAGTTTTCTTCATTGCTTGAAATAGAATCCTTTTCCACTTTAGAAAGTGTCAATGTATTATTACCTGGGAAAAAATATTCTATAAAGCCAGATTTAGTATTGTTTGACACTTATAGACAAGAAAAAATAAATGATGTAATTTTGGATTATGATATCAACAACCACAAAGTAAGTATTATAAAGAATACAAACACTTTGAGTGATTATTCCCCTAGAATTTTAGCAATTAATAATAATAACGGGGTTGGTATTTCTTCAATTTATTTTAATCCTTCAGATAAAACTGTAACTGTTGGTCTGGCAAATTCATATAGCAATATTACAGATTTTCCCTTTAATGTTGGTGATAGAATTTTTGTAGAAAATATAAGTGTTGGTATAGGATCCACATTAAGAGGATATAACTCCGAAGAATATAACTATGCATTCTTTACTATAACTAGCAGAGATCCAAATATTGGAGGAATTGGAGCTACCATCTCATATAGTATTGGAAACTATTTAAATGATGGAGAAATTCTTGGCACATTTGACTCTTTAAATTCTTCAGGATCAGGAAGAGTTATTAATGTAAATTTACTACCAACTTTTGAAATTAAAACAAAAAAGAAAAAATTCTCCAATAATGAAATAGTTTTATCCAACAAATCAAAAGGAATTGTAGAATTTCATGATGAAAACAGAAACATATTAAAAGTTTCTACATCTGATCAATTTTTAGTTGGAGATGTTATTAGAGGAACATCATCCAATAGTATAGCATCTATAAAAAAAGTAGAGGAATTTAGAGTATTATTTAATGTTTCGGAGTCTTCGGTTGTCAATAAAGGATGGAGTAAAGAAACTGGATTTTTAAATTATAATAGCCAAAGAATACATGATAACGATTATTATCAATACTTCTCATACTCTGTTCAGTCTAAAGTTGAATTTGAAAAGTGGAATGAAAATGTAAGTATTCTCACTCATACATCCGGATTTAAAAAGTTTAGTGATTTGATCATTGATTCAGATTCTAAAAATTCTGGAATGTTAAAGGAACAGACAGGAAGTAGTATTGAGGGAATAGCAGACATTTATAGCATTTTTAATATAAATTGCTATCCAGACTTTGATTTGGTGAGAGAAAATAATATTACCATTGATTCTCGAATCGGATCAAATGAGATAACATTTAATTCTAAAATAATTCAAGATTACATTGAATTGATTGGCAATAATGTTTTAGTCATTGATGATATATCTTCATCATTTAACAGTAATAGATCAACTAATAATTTTAGCGTAGTAAGTTCTTTCCTTACATCAGAAATTCAATCACAAAAATACTTTTTTAGTGTTCAAAATAAAATTTCTGCGGATGAAATTGAAGTTGGAATCATAAGTTTAATTCAACACGAACAATTCGCATATATTAATCAGTATGGTTTTGTTCCTACATTTTCTACCTTAGGATTTTTTGATACTTCTATTGTCGGGGATTCTCTTCAGATAGAATATTATCCAATTAAATTTACTGAGGATAGTTATGATGTAAACATACTTTCATTCAATTTTGCTGATATATCTAGTGGAATTGGAACTACTATGACTGATAATTTATCTGTTGGAGATATTGTTAATATTCAATCAGAATCTTCATCAGTCAGTACTTCTTCAACTACAACTATTTTAAGTATCCCTACATCATATAGAACATCTAAGGTATTGGTTCAAATTGGATCCACCGATAGAAGTTATTGTGAATTTAATGAATTAACCATCTTGCATGATGATTTAAATGTAGATATTCTAGAATATGGATTATTAACTTCATCAAATATTCAAAGTTATTCTGGTGGTGATGGTGAAGGAATTTATACTGCAAGTATAGATGGTGGAAATTTAATTCTAAAAATGAACCCAATTGTTGGTTATGGAAGCTCAATTAATATTAATACTTTTGCAATATCAATAGCAAACCAATCATCAAGCGGTGTAGGAACTCATCAGTATTCCTCAGGAGAAATTGAATCGGGAGTAGTTTCTATATCGTCTTCTTCTTCTCCAACACCTCAAGTTATTTCCGAATTTACCACAAAAAGTACTGGTTCTTATTATGTCGTAAGTATTGGAGACACTACAAATAATAACTATCAGACTTCAGAAATAGTTGTTGTTGGTAGTGGATTAACTTCTTCTATTACAGAATTTGGCATCATTTATTCTAACGAAAGTCTTGGAGTATTTACGAGTGATGTTTTAGATACAAAAACTAGATTATTATTCACACCTCTACCTGATATTGATGTTGAAGTAAGATATTCTAAATTTTTACTATCAGAATTCAACGAATCCTATGAGAATAAGAAATCATTCACGAATAGTTCTAGTATTTCATTTAGTAATGGAGAATATCTAGGAACATTGCTAAATCTTAAGCAAAGTTTTGACTTAACATACAATCAAATTCCTATTTTCCAAAGAAACTTTGTTGGAAGTTCTTCAACATCAGTAAATGTAGATAAAGATACTATTGAATTTGTTGGAGGTCACTTTTTTGCAACCGGCGAAGAAATAGAGTATTCATATCCAGATTCGGATGAATCCACGGAAAATGCAATTGGAATTGCTACAACTAGTATAATTGGAATTGGATCTACAAATAAACTTCCAAAAACTTTATACATTGTCAAAGAAAACGACTTTAAAGTTAAAGTTTCCGCTTCGTCTTCAGATGCATTATCTACTATTCCGAGGGTTTTGAATTTAACATCTCTTGCGCCAGAAGTTTTAGGAAGACCAATACATTCATTCGTGGCAAAGAAACAAAATTCAAAATGCTTAATAACAATTGATAACGTGATACAATATCCGGTTGTTTCTTCAGGAACAACAACGGGTCTATCAACTTCTTTATCTAGATTCGGTTCTTTTGTTGACATAATTAATCCTGAAGATTTTATTGGTGGAGATTTAATCAAGATTAATAATGAGATTATGCAAATTAGGTCTGTTGGATTTCAAACATCTGGAAGACTTATTGTAAGAAGACCACTATTAGGAACAATTTCACAGGAACATGATCAGTTTGATGTTGTAACCAAAGTAAAGGGAAATTATAATATTATTAATAACACAATTTATTTTTCCGATCCTCCCTATGGAAAAATTTTACAATCCAATACAAGCACAAAGTATGACGAAGTTGATTATCTTGGCATAAAAGATACATCTACATTTAGTGGCAGAGTCTTTTTAAGATCTGGCATTGAAAATAGTTTGTTTGATACTTATGAGAAAAATTATGTTTTTGACGAAATATCATCCGAATTTACAGGGTTCACTACTCAATTTAACATCACTTCAAATTCAACTAATATAAATGGAATATCTACTTCAAATGCAATTATTTTAATTAATAATGTTTTCCAATCTCCAAGCAAAACAAGTGGAACAATACAAAATAATCAATATACTTTAAAAGAGAATTCTGGAATAACTTCTATTTCTTTTGATGGCAATACAAATATAAATTATGATTATGATATTAATTTAACTAATATTCCGAGAGGAGGAATAATTGTTTCTGTGGCGTCAACGCACGGGTTTGGGTATCAACCTTTAGTGTCTGCTGGAGGAACTGCCATAGTTTCTGCTGCGGGAACAATATTATCAGTTAGTATTGGTAACAGTGGATCTGGATATAGATCTGGAATTCAAACCACAGTTAATGTTGGCGTAACAACTTCTGATGTTGGAACACCAAATATTCATTATATTGGCACAGCATCTATTATCGATGGAAGTATTGTAAGTGTTGCTATTACTAATCCGGGAATAGGATACACTACATCAAATCCGCCTATTGTAATTTTCGATTCCCCACTTTCTTATAGTGATATTCCTTTGGTTTATAGTTCTGGTGTTGGTACTTCTGGAATTGGCACGGGAGCTAAAGTAAACATTGTTGTAGGTCAGGGATCAAGTGTTATTAATTTTGAAATTAAAAATTATGGTTTTGGATATAGAGTAGGAGATGTTTTGACAGTTTCTTCAGGGGGAGTTTCTGGTATTCCAACAAATACATCTTTATCATTTGAGGAGTTTCAAATAACTGTAGATAAAACTTATAGCGACAACTTCGTTGGTTGGTCACTCGGAGATTTGCAAGTTTTAGACTCCATTGAAAATCTCATTGACGGATCCAGAAAATTATTCCCAATTAAAATTGACGGGCAACAAACGTCAATAAGAGCGAAAAAGGGGTCAAAAATTGATGTTCAAGCAACACTTTTAGTTTTTATAAATGATGTTTTACAAGTTCCCGGTGAAGGATACTTATTCTCCGGAGGAAGTGTAATTGAATTTGTCGAGGCTCCAAAAATTGAAGATAGTATAAAAATACTTTTATATAAAGGAACAGGTGGTGTCGATGTTCAAAATGTAGATATTTTGGAACAGGTTGAGATTGGAGATACTATTAATATTAATTCTAATAATTCATTACTAGATGAAAATGAACGACTTATTGAACAAATTACAAATAGTGACCTAGTGGTTACAAATCCTTATTTTGGAATTGGTATTTCTTCCAATCTTCTTTTAAAGAGACCCGTAACCTTGTGCAAACAGACTGAAGATAAATTCGTGAATGGAAAATATATTGGAAAGACTAGAGTGATGTATGAACCACTAATTTATCCCACAACAAACATTATAAGTAATGTTAGCACTTCTTCTACTGTGATATTTGTAGAAAATGTAAAAACTTTCTTTGATAGCGGTAGAGAATATGTTCAGGATGGAACAAATAATATTCCACAGAAATCATTTAAAATAATCTCCCAAGATAACTTAGTATCAGCATCAGCAACTGCAATCGTTTCTTCTGCAGGAACTATATCATCAATTGTAGTTTTAGATGGTGGAGTTGGTTATTCCACATCACCAGCAATTATAATTCAAAACCCAGTTGGATATGGTTTGACGGTGGGAATAGGAAGCACTGCTTTAGCAACATCCGTTATATCGGTTGGTGGAACGGTTTCCTCTATAATTATAAATGATTCTGGTATTGGATATACATCATCAAATCCACCTCTAATAATTATAGAATCGCCATCTTTAATTCAAGAGGATATTACAAGTGCAAGCTATCATGGAGATTTTGGAATTATTGTCGGAATTTCCACTACTTCAGTTGGCGTAGCTTCTACGGGAATAGCATTTGATCTTTTTATTCCCCCATTGTCTTACGTTAGAAATTCTTTGATAAATCCATTTGTTGGAATAGCATCTACTGGTATCAGTGGAATTCAAACGGGATATTTATTTGTTGTAACAAATTCTAACATTGGAAATGGAGTTACTGCTCTCGATTCTTCAGGATCTATTGTTGGTATTGGTACTACATTTTTAGATAACATTTACAGTGCTACTTCGGTTTCTATTGCACAAACATCTGTTCCAGGAATAGGTATAACATATGTAACTAGAGTTATTGCAAGTGTTCAAAATTACAATGGGTTAACCGGAACTGGGTATAGTGAATTTTTTGGAAATTATTCTTGGGGACTTATTAGTGATTTTACTAGAAAAACCCCCAAACAGTTCACTGCAAATATTAATGGATATGCTGGAATTTCAACTTCTCCTAGCGTGATAAGATCAAATTCTCTTAAATATATTGGTTATTCCACAACATAAATAAATAAAAAATCTCAAAATGTCTGCAATTATAACTGACCAATTACGGATATTGAATGCCAAGAACTTTGTTTCATCGGCAACATCTTCCTCCAATTCATATTATGTTTTTATTGGATTACCGAATGCATCAGAATATGATTCTGATTGGGATATCAACCCACCGGCACCCAAAGATAGTTTTGATGATGAAAATGATTATTGGGATACTACAATTGCATTAAAAAAAATTAAACCGGAAGATGTTAAACAAGTAGTTAGAAAGATTTCTTGGCAATCTGGGACTACTTATGACATGTATCGTCATAAAATTAGTCGAAATAATTTATCACTCCCTTCACAAGCAACTAATTTATATTCCGCAAACTATTATATCGTTAATAGCGAATATAAAGTTTATGTTTGTATTCATAATGGATCAGATCCGGAAAATCCGGAAGGAAAACCATCTTTGGATGAACCAACTTTTATTGATTTTGAACCAAGACCTGCAGGAACTAGTGGTGATGGGTATTTGTGGAAATATCTTTATACTATTTCACCAAGCGATATTATTAAGTTTGATGGAATTAATTATATACCAGTTCCAAAGGATTGGGGGAATGACGAAAGCACTTCGTTAATAAAAGAAAATGCAAAAACGTCATCGCAAATTAAGAATATAATTATTAGAGATAGGGGAAATAATTTAGGATCCCCGGGAATTTATTCAAACATACCAATTAAAGGTGATGGAACTGGAGCAACCGCAACAATTGTTATAAATGATAATTTTCAAGTAGAATCAATAACTGTTTCTAATGGAGGTTCTGGTTATACCTATGCATCCGTAGATATTGAGTCTAGTGATATATCTACAACGGAGATCGGTTATTCTTCTCCCGTTTTTGAAGTGGTTATTCCTCCCTTGGGTGGTCATGGGTATGATATTTATAGAGAACTTGGTGCATATAATGTTCTAATTTATTCTAGAATAGAAAATGATTTAGAAAATCCAGATTTCATCATAGGCAATCAAGTAGCAAGATTTGGAATTATAAAAAATCCACTTGGATTTAACTCCGATCAAATTTTAACTGACGATAAAGTTAGTGCCGTTTATGCTATGAAATTGGGAGGAAATTTTCAAGATGCTGTTTATGCTCCAGATAGTTTAATTACACAAACAGTATCTACAGGAACAACAGCGGTTGGTAAAGTTATTTCCTACGATTCTAACACTGGGATTTTAAAATATTGGCAAGATAGAACTCTATACGGGTTTAATTTTGATGGTAGTGACAATTTTTCGCCAACATATGGATTTGAATCTATAAAATTTACTTCTTCCCCAGGAACAGGGGGAAATTTATCCATAGTAGGAGATGATTATTCTTTATTAATTGATGTGAGTTTTGGTACAGAAGTATCTCCATCCTCAAGTATTGTCATAAATAATAAGACATATTACTTAGGTCAAGAGTTTGTAGAAGGAATGGCATCTCCTGAAGTAAAAAAACATTCTGGAGACACATTATATGTTGATAATAGACCTTCGATCACAAGGTCTCAAAATCAAAAAGAAGACGTTAAGATCATTTTGCAATTTTAAAGAATCATGCCACAAAAAACAAATTTAAATGTATCTCCATATTTTGATGATTTTGATAAGGATAAAAACTATCAAAAAGTTCTTTTTAAGCCCGGATATCCCATCCAGGCAAGAGAACTAACAACTTTACAATCCATTCTTCAGAATCAAATTGAGCAGTTTGGAAACCATATATTTAAAGAAGGATCGGTAGTGGTTCCAGGTCTCATTAGAATTGATAATCCACTTTATGCAGTGGAGATTGAAAATTCATACAATGGAACTCCAATATCATTATATTTCTCCAATCTTTTAGGGAAAAAAATTAGAGGATCTATAAGTGGAGTTTTGGCCGAAGTAGTTTATACACTCAATGAAAATGATTCTGAAAGAAATAGTTTTACATTATATGTAAAATATCTAGAAAATGGCGGCGCTAATTTTGAAAATTTTCAATTTTCTGATGGCGAAACATTAATTTTACAATCACCCCTAACCTATGGTGATCTTGGATTTACAATACAAGCGAATGAAGGAATTTGTAATACAAAATCATCAAATGCAAATTCAGTAGGATCTTCTGCAATTGTAAATGATGGAGTTTATTTTATTCGTGGTAATTTTGTAAGTGTTAAAACTCAAAGAATTATTTTAGACCAGTATAGTTCTACACCATCATATAAAATAGGATTTGATGTAGTTGAAAGTATAGTTTCTTCGGACGAAGATGAATCTCTTTTTGATAATGCAAAAGGATTTTCTAATTATGCGGCGCCAGGATCCGATAGATTCAAAATAGAGATATTTCTTGCGAAAAAAAATATAGACGATTCCGAAACAGATAACTTCGTAGAGATATTAAGAGTTGAAAATGGAAATCTAATATTCAAGAAAGAAACTACTCAGTATAGTTTAATTCGTGATGAGTTAGCAAAAAGAACTTATGAGGAATCTGGAAATTATTATATTAAACCATTTAATGTTACGGTAAGAGAGTCATTAAACGATAGAGTAAGATCTGATGGTTTATATTATAGCAATGAACTTACTGCAAATGGAAACACTCCATCTGATGATTTACTAATTTATAAAATAAGCTCTGGAAAAGCATATGTTAATGGATATGATGTCGAAAAAATTTCTTCGGTAGAGTTAGTATCCGAAAAACCAAGAACCACAAAAACTATTGAAAATGAAGTTATACGTTATGATGCAGGAACTTCTTTAATTTTAAATAGAGGTTTTGGATCCCCTACAGTTGGACTAGGAACAACGGCATTTGTATCTTTGATGAACTCAAGGATAGGAGTTTCATCTCATGTTGCAGCTGGCACAACAATTGGTGTAGCGAGAGTGTATGATTTTATTCCAGAAACCAATTATGTTGATGATAAAAGTCGTCTCAATTTAAGATTATTTGATATCGAAACTTTTACTCGGATTGGATTAACTACAAGCATCTCTTCCTTAGAAACACCTGCGTTAATTAAAGGAAAAAGAAGTGGAGCATCCGGATTTCTAAAATCAAGTATTACGAACAATAGAATCCTAACTCTTTATGGTGTATCTGGAACGTTTCTAGAAAATGAACCAATCACAATAAATGGTTTAGATGATGGAAGGTTAATAAATGAAGTCACTGACTTTAATATTAGTGATGTAAAGTCTATTTACTCCTCTAGTGGAATTTCTACTTTTAATAGTGATGTTGTTTTATCTCAAAAAGAATTAATATCGCCAAGTGGAACAATTTTCACAATTACTGCATCTAGTGGGGGAATAAGCACTATATCTGCTGGACTTGATGTTGTCTTTACAAACAAAATTAAGTCTGGAGATATTGTTTCATATGCTAGCACTATTTTAGGTGGAGATGTAATCTATAACAAAGTAGAAAACGTCGCTAACGATGGTCTCTCATTTACAGTTTCCGGAATTACTTCAGTTTCTTCTATATGTGATGGAAAATTGCCATCAGAATTGATTGAGGTAGCTAATATAATTAAACTCACTGGACTAAGTGAATCTTCAAATACTTCATTAATGACTAAATTGAGGTTTGATAATATTTCAAATATTAGTTTAGAAAGTCAAGAAATACTACAACGAAGAGAATTTAATAATCAGGTTTTTTCTAACGGATATATAACTTTAACCCTAACGGAACCTGATTTATATTTTGCTTCTTTTGATGAGGATAGATTTGTAATAATTTATGCTGATGGATCAATAGAACCAATGAGGTTCGATAAGTATGATCTCGATACAACTGGAAAAATTCTTACTTTTTATGGATTAACACGTACGAGTGGAACGGCAACAGTAATAACAACTGTTAAAAACGTTAATCCAAGTTTTAAAATAAAAAATTTCAACACAGCATCAACATTAGTTATTGACAAATCACGAAATGTAGCATCTGGTATTGGTACAACGACGCTTAATGATGGATTAGAGTATAGTGGAGTTTATGGGGTAAGAGTTCAAGACGATGAGATATGTCTAAATGTTCCAGATATTGTCAGAGTTCTTGCTGTTTATGAATCTTCTGACACTTCTGAACCACAACTACCAAGAATTCAACTTACTGGATTTACCGGTGCTTCAAATACCAACCAAGATTTTGTAATTGGTGAACAAATTACAGGAAAATCAAGTGGTGCAGCTGCATTAGTTGTAGGAAAAATATCTGTTGATTCTCTAGAATATATTTACTTAAATAGAAATCAATTTTCTGTAGAGGAAGTTATCACTGGAGAACAATCAAAAGTTAACGCAACAATAACATCTAAAATAATATCTACATCAAAAGATATTAGTCAAAATTTCTTTGTAGATGATGGGCAACGATCAACACATTATGATTATGGTAGACTTATTAGAAAAGAAAATACAAGTATCCCTACTAGAAAATTAAAAATAGTTTTTCAAAATTATACAATTAATTCAGGTGACACTGGAGAATTTGTTGCAGTCAATAGTTACCCGGCAAATTCATTTAAATATGATATTCCTTTATATGAAAATCGTAGATTATCAGATCATATTGACATAAGACCAAGAGTTTCTCCCTTTGTCTTGGATGCAAATTCAAAATCACCATTTGAGTTTGAATCAAGAAACTTTAGCGGAGAAGGGCAATATTCTAAATATACACTGTGTCCAGATGAAAATTTAATTTTATCATATTCATATTATTTGCCCAGAATTGATATAATATATCTGAAACAAGATGGTTCTTTTGAAGTTGCAAAAGGAATTCCTAATGAATCACCATCAACCCCAGATTTTCCACCAAATACACTTGATATTGCAAGTATTACGCTTCCACCTTATCTCTATAATACGAAAAACGTAAAAATTGATATTTCTCAACATAAAAGATATAGGATGGAGGATATTTCTCTCCTAGAGGATAGAATTAATAGGTTGGAAAAATATACTACACTTTCTATGCTGGAAAGTAAAACTGAAAATTATAGTATAAAAGACTCAGTTACTGGATTAGACAGATTTAAATGTGGATTTTTTGTTGATAATTTTGATTCTCATGCATATCATGATTTGCAAAACCCTCTATTCAGATCATCTGTAGATTTTTCATCAAATACATTAAGACCTTTACATTACACAACTTCTTTAGAATTAGAGCTAGGTAGCGAAGCAATTGCCGGATTTACTGATACTTTTTCTGCAAACTCCGATAAGAGCTACCCATCAGATATTGGATCTCCTAATATTACAAAAACGGGAGAATTAATTACATTAAGTTATAATAGTACAATATTTGATTCCCAAACGTATGCATCAACAACAGAAAATGTTGTTCCATATCTAATTGGATATTGGGAGGGAACAATAGAACTTCGTCCAAGTTTTGATGATTGGATTGAAGAGAAGGTAATAACTAAAGAAACCACAATAGATAATTCTCCGGTAATAAAAGATAATCTTGATGACATTCCAATTTCTTCTCTACCACCATCACCAAATTCTGGGGTTCCTCCTTTCGATTGGATTGCCAACGCTAGAGACATTTTAACTGACAATTTGTTACTAAAAAGAAGAAGGTGGAGATTGATAAATGGAAAATATTATTCATTTGGAAGATATGGAAGATATTATAGAAATAAATGGTTAAGAATTGGAAGTCGTTATAGTAAAGGCACTGTAGAATTAATTTCTAGAGATTTAGTTGATAGGAAAGTAAGTAATGGAATTGTTAATGGAACTACCATTCATCTTGAGTGGGACAGCAGAAACGCAAAAAAAATATTCAAAAAAAATAAAAATGGAATTAGTTTTGCTGATTTAGTTAGACAGCTTGTTCCACCTGATATTGCAGAGGACTACATTACAAGGATTTTAAATTCTCGTTCCGGTCGAGGGAGAAAGAGAAATAGAGGAATTATCAGTCTAGATTTTACTCCACCAGCAAATCAAACATCTCCAACTCCTCCAATTGAGGAAGATGAATCACCACCTTCTTTTGAGGATGAATTTGATACAAATACGGAAGTAATGATAGACAAGAATACTGAAAATATCCAGTATTTGAGAAGTAGAAATATTGAGTTTGATATCAAGAATCTTAAACCAAGATCAAAATTCTCACCTTTCTTTGAAAATATAGATGTTTCCAACTACATCATTCCAAAACTTCTTGAAATTAGTATGATTTCTGGTTCTTTCCAAGTAGGAGAGACTGTAGAAAGTGATCCACATTTTACAACGGCAAAAATCAAATTTAGGTTATGCACACCAAACCACAAAACAGGTCCGTATAGTGAACCACAAGAAACATATAAGCTTATACCATACACTCAAACTGCACCCGAGGTAGTTTATTCTGGATCATCTACAGTATTGAATGTAGATACTAGATCTTTACAATTACCAACAGAGGTTGAATTTTTTGGTTCTGTTGGTGTTGGAATGAAACTAATCGGTAAAACATCAGGTGCTGTTGCTACTATTACCGATATTCGTTTAGTGTCTGATAATAATGGCAGACTCATAGGATCTTTATTCATTCCAGATTCAACTGTTCCAGGAAATCCAAAATGGATAAACGGACAAAATACTTTCAAAGTGGTAGGAAACACTCTCAGTGTTGGATCCAATAATATTTCATCACTTTCATCAACAGCAGATTCTAGCGCGGAAACAGAATTTACGTCATCTGGGTCTATAGAAATTACTGAAATTAACATAATTACAACGAGAACTCCATTAGTTTCAAATCCGAAGCCATCAATTCCAGAACCACCTACATTACCTGATCCCAATTTACCTGAAGAAAGTGATGCTGACGTAGAAATTTGCAGTAGTGTTTCTGTTAATAAAAACCCAGCATTAACCACAGCAAGTGAAGCATTGTGTGGATGGTTTTCTAGAGTTTCTGACGATGATAATTCCCCATATGAGAAGGCTGGAGATGTTGTCATTAAATGGAATGGTGCAGTAGTATATGATAGTTCTTCTGGAACTGGATCTTATGCAAGACAAAGAGTAAGTGCTTATTCTGGGCAAGTTGATTCTAGAGTAGGAAATGCTCCAATTGCAGATTATCGAGATTTTGTAAGGCCAAGAAATTTTATTAGATTTAGAACAACTTCAATTCTTAAAACAGTTAAGCATATTGGAACTTGGGGAATTCGTGTTGGAGATTATGTATATTTTCCAATATTGAGAACCGGCAAATTTAATTTAACAAAGAATACTTGGCCAGCTCCTGCAGATTCACTTAGACCCAATTCCACCGGAGTTTCTAGTTGGGATGTTGCTCGCATAAAAGCATCTTTACTTCCAGAAGGAAGATCATCGAGGAGGAGACAAGTAAGAAAAGATCCTCTAGCACAATCCTTCTTTGTCGAAGATGAAACTGGTATATTTTTAACCGGAGTTGATATTTTCTTTGAAACCAAAGATGATGATATTCCAGTTACTTTGCAATTAAGAACTATGATTGCAGGGGTTCCCAGTAACGTTATAATTCCATTTTCAGAAGTTACATTAGAACCAGAAAATGTAAATGTTTCATCCGATGGAAGTGTTGCGACGAGATTTGTGTTCCCATCTCCAGTATACTTATCACCAGCACAAGAGCAATCAGTTAGAGTAAATGAGGTTCCAAACTCAGAATATTCAATTGTTCTTCTTTCCGATAGTCCCAACTACAGGGTCTTTATTTCTAGATTAGGAGAAACCGATATTCTTACAGGAACTAGAATATCAACTCAACCAACTTTAGGAAGTCTCTTCAAATCCCAAAATGGAACTACGTGGACTCCTTCGCAATTTGAAGATCTAAAGTATGTAATTTATAGAGCTTCATTTGTTAATGAAGGAATTGTTAGATTCTTCAATCCCAAACTTTCTGTTGGAAATAACAAGTTGACAGTAACATCAACAAATAGTTTTACTCCTTTATCTAAAAAAATTATTGTTGGTTTGGGTTCCACTGGATTTGATGTAGAAAATGTAGTTCCAGGAGTTACTCTGTCACAAAATTCAGCGACAGGAACTTTAATCGGTATTGGGGGAAGTATATCTACATCTCAATCCGGCGTAATAATATCAAATGTTGGAATTGGTTATAGTGTGGGAACTTTTACAAATATATCACTCCAAACAGAAACTGGTAATGGAACAGGCGCAGTGGCAACAATTGGAGTTACCACGGCAGGAATTTCTACAGTTACTATAACATCTGGTGGATTCGGATATTTAATAGGAGATTCGCTGAGAATTCCAAGATTAGAAAATCTTGGATATGGAGGAAAAGTTACTGTTGTATCAATTGGATCAACAAATACATTTATTATAGATGAAGTTCAAGGAACATTTTCTTCCGGAATTACAACAATTAATTATATCAATTCTTCAGGCATAACAACACAAATCGGAGCTGGAGTGACTATATCTACAATTATAGAAGATCAATATTATGATGGGCTTCACATGAAAGTTTTCCATCAAAATCATGGAATGCATTCTCCAGAAAATTATGTTAAAATTGAAGAATTTAGACCAACTTCAGATACATTTAATACAATATTATCTGAAGAATTAGGTGACTCCGATACTTCAATATCTGTTCAATCTGGCGCAGGTTTCACGCAATTTGAGGGGAAACCGGTTAGTGCATCAAATGTTGGATATGTAATCATTGGCAATGAAATTATTGGATATACTGGAGTTTCTGGAAATGTTTTGACTTCTATTACAAGGGGTGTAGATGGATCTCAGGCTCAATCTTATGACATTAATTCACCAGTATTTAAATATGAATATAATGGAATTTCTATAAGAAGAATTAATAAAGTTCACAATTTTTCTGAAGTAGATACAAACACTCACCCAATTGATCTTAATAGTTACTATATCAAAATTGACACTGGTTCCACTGATTTTGATGGTGTTGGTATTGGATCGGATAGATCCAATGACTTATACTTCAGCAAAACAATTCAATCAGGAAGAGCTGGAACAATTCTTTCAAATAACATCCAATATGAAGTTCTTGGTTTAAAAATTAACAGTGTTGTTTTATCCGAAACTGATATGACATCTAGACTAAGAACCTTTACTGGCACGAGTGTTAGTGGAAATGAAAAATCTTTTGTTGATGCAGGATATCAAGATTTTCCATTAAACGGAAGACTTTATTTCCAATCACCAAGAATCATTTGCTCAGACATTAATGAGCAAAAATTCATCACAGAATCTCCACAAAGAAAATCTTTCAGTTTAGACATTTTAATGAGCACAAATGATGAAAGAGTTTCTCCTGTCATTGATATTAACCCACCACCTTCACTATTATTAACCTCGAATTTAATTAACAATCCAGTAGGATTAGATGAAGTTTCTAGTTATGCAGACAGTTTGGAAGTTAGGGGAGTTGATAATGATCCACACGCAGCTGTATACGTCACTGAACCAATTTATTTGACCATTCCAGCTAATTCAATTAATGTTATTCTTTCCGCAAACAAAAATGAAACTAATGATATAAGAGTTCTTTATCAAATTTTTAGACCAGACCAACCTATTGATCAAGATTCTTTTGAATTATTCCCAGGATATTCTAACTATAAACTGGATGGAATTGGTAGGAGTATAATTGATACCTCATTAAGTGATGGATCTTCTGACATCTTTGTTAAAGAATCAAACGATGGGGAATTTAAGGAATACACTTATACCGTTGATAATTTACCACCATTTACTGCATTTGCTATTAAGATTGTAATGGCAGGAACAAATCAAGCGTCTCCTCCATTATTGTCTCAACTTAGAGCGATTGCAACCAGATTACCCGAAGTAGATTAATTAAACTATGGAACACATAAAGGTAAAAGATAAAAACTATTTGATGAGAAATATTGAAAGTAATGCTATTATTAATAATGACCTAAATGGTTATATTGAATATGAAAATAATTATAAAAGACTTTATAATCAAAATAAAAGGATAGATCAGGTGGAAAAAAACGTCAATCAAATTAAAAATGATTTGGATGAAATTAAAATTTTACTGAGGAATTTGGCAAATGGATCATAAAGATATCTCTATAGAAAATATGAGTAAATTATTTGAATATGAAAAAATATCTAGAGATATAGATAGTATAGATGATATTGAAACTTTGAAAAGTTTAGCAAAATCTTATATCAAATTATATTTTAAACAACAAGAAGTAGTAGCGAGTTTTAAATTCTAATGGCACAACCATCCACTAGGCAAGAACTTATTGATTATTGCAAAAGAAAATTGGGATATCCAGTTTTAGAAATTAATGTCGCAGACGAACAGATTGAAGATCTAGTGGATGATGCTATACAGTTCTTTCAAGAAAGACATTTTGATGGAGTTTATCCAACATTTTATAAGTATCAAGTAACACAAGAAGATATTGATAGAGGAAGAGCTGGATTTGGATCCAAAGCTACAAGTTCAGTTGGTATAGCAAGCACATCAGCTGTAGCAAACATAGTAGGAACTGCGACAACATTTACTTTTTATGAAAATAGTAACTATTTACAAGTTCCACCAAACATAATAGGAATTAATAAAATATTCATGTTTGATGGAGCAAATACAATCACTCACAATATGTTTAGTGTTAAGTATCAGTTATTTTTAAATGATGTTTATTATTGGGGAACAACTGAACTTTTGAGTTACGCTATGGTTAAAACATATCTTGAAGATTTGGATTTCTTATTAAATACCCAAAAGCAGATAAGATTTAATAAAAGACAAGATAGACTGTATCTTGATATAGACTGGGGATCGGTAACGGAGGGGCAAATTTTTATTATAGATTGTTATTCAACTCTTGATCCAAATGATTACTCAAAAGTTTGGAATGACTCTTTTCTAAAACCATATTTAACTTCTTTAATTAAAAAGCAATGGGGGCAAAATATGATGAAATTTACTGGAGTCAAACTTCCAGGGGGTGTTGAGTTGAATGGAAGACAAATGTATGATGATGCCCAAAGGGAGATTGACATGTTAATGGAAAGAATGTCAAATACTTACGAACTTCCACCTTACGATATGATCGGATAAACTCATGCTCAATCCATTTTTTCTTCAAGGATCTCAATCAGAACAAAGCCTTATTCAAGATTTAATCAATGAGCAATTGAGGATGTATGGAGTTGAAGTTTATTATCTTCCAAGACAATTTGTTACAGAAAAAACAGTATTAAGAGAAGTTATTGAGTCAGAATTCAATAATGCATATCCAATTGAAGCTTATTTGGAAAGTTATGAGGGGTATGGTGATAATCCAACTATTTTATCGAAATTTGGCATTCAAGCCTTAAATGAAGTTACTCTCACAATTTCAAGAGAGAGATATAACAATTATATCTCACCGCTTATAAAAAGTCAACCAAATATAAAAGTATCATCTCGACCAAAAGAGGGAGATTTAATTTATTTTCCTCTCGGAAAAAGATTATTTGAAATTAAGTATGTTGAGCATGAAAAACCATTTTATCAACTTCAGGGATTATATACTTATGTTTTAAAATGTGAACTCTTTAGGTATGAAGATGAAATTGTTAATACTTCTATTGATGAAATTGATGAATTGCTTGTACCAAAAAATATCGGTAATATTGTCAATTTCACTATGGTTGGAACTGCAGTAACAGCTTTTGCAACTGCAGCAATCGTAAATGGTGGAGTTCGATATATTACAGTTACCAACCGTGGAGGTGGATATACAAGCACACCTACTGTTGGAATTTCTTCTGCTCCATCTGGAGGTAAAACTGCTATAGCAATTGCTCAGATGATTGGTGGCATTGTGGTTTGTAATGACAATATTTTTCCCAATGCAAAATCGGTTCAAAGCGTTCAAATAGTAAATTCTGGATACGGATATACAGTTGCACCGGCAGTTAGATTTATTGGTGGAGGGGGGAATGGAGCTACTGGAATTTCCTCTATTGGAGATGGTATTGTTGGAGTAATTACAGTAACAGATGGTGGTTCTGGATATGTTACTCCCCCGACAATTACATTTACGGGAATCTCATCAGTTTCTGCTGCTGCAACTGCTATTGTTTCTGCTGCCGGTTCTATTACAGCGATTTATATTACAAATTCTGGATTAGGATATACGGTTCCACCATCAATTTCTATCGAAAGTCCTCCAATTGTTTCTATAGGAGATTTTGTATTTAATGAGGTGGTGACAGGTTCTCAAAGTGGATCTACTGCTATAGTTAAAAATTGGAATTCAACAACGAATATACTTCAACTTTCAAATGTAGATGGCGACTTCATAAGAGGAGAAACACTTGTAGGATCTGAATCAAGTGCTTCTAGATCCATATTCTCTTTTGATGAATTTTCTGCAGTTGATGATGGATATGCCAATAACAAATCAATTGAAGAAGAATCTGATTCTATTATTGACTTCAGTGAAGTTAATCCTTTCGGAATGCCTTAAGTTACCTAAATATTAGTTATATCATAAGTTAATCAAATGTTTGAATATTTTTATCACGAAATACTAAGAAGAACTGTAATTTCTTTTGGTTCTTTATTCAATAATATAAGTATTAGACACAAAAATAATTCTGATGATGTAGTCAGTATTATTAAAGTTCCTTTGGCATATGGACCAACTCAAAAATTTCTTGCAAGATTGAATCAATCGGAAAATCTAAGTAAACCAGTTCAAATTACATTACCAAGAATGTCTTTTGAATTTACAGGATTAACTTACGATCCCGGAAGAAAATCAACTACTACACAATATTTTACAGTAAAATCTTCAGAAGATAGCACAGAAACTAAAAAAGCATATTTACCAGTTCCATATAATATGCAATTTGAATTGAGTATAATGTCAAAATTAAATGACGATGTTCTTCAAATTGTGGAACAAATTTTACCATATTTTCAACCAGCATACACGCTAACTGTGGATTTGGTTGATACGATTAATGAAAAAAGAGACATTCCTGTTATTTTAGAAAATATAACTATGCAGGATGACTATGAAGGTGATTTTAATACAAGAAGAGTTTTAACTTATACTTTAAGATTCACTGCAAAAACTTACTTATTTGGTCCAATATCTTCTGTCACAAAAGACGTTATCAAAAAAGTTTCTCTTGGATTTGTTTCTGGAGATACAAAATCCGTCACGAGAGATGTTGTTTATACTGCAAATCCAAGAGCAATACAAAATTATACCGGAATTGTAGTAACTAATTTGACTAACGATATATCAGTTACAGATACTACCATAACAGTAAATGACGCAAGTTCTATTGCAATCAATACTTATTTGGATATAGAAGGAGAAGAAATATTTGTATTGCAAAAATCAGGAAATGTTTTAACTGTTGAAAGGGGGAAAGATAACACAACAATTACTCCTCATTTAGCGGGATCTGAAATTAAATCAATTACTAACTCAGATAATTTATTAATTGAAGATGGTGATGATTTTGGTTTTAGTGGATCTTTTAATTAATAATAAAAAAATAAAATGACAAAAAAATTTGATAATCTTAACGAAACTTTTAACATAGAAAGCGAAATAGTTCCTATTGAATCTAAAACAATAGTTGAAAAAATAGAAAAAACTTCATCTGCAATTGATGACATTAGAAAAGACTATGATTATACTAGAGGAAATTTATACTCAATAATTGAAAAGGGTCAAGAGGCAATCAACGGGATTCTTGAACTTGCTCAAGAATCAGAAATGCCTCGTGCATATGAAGTTGCTGGTCAATTAATTAAAAATGTTGCTGATGCCACAGACAAATTAATGGATCTTCAAAAAAAATTAAAAGATATTGAAGAAGAAAATCCAAAGGGACCAACAACAGTTAATAATGCCCTTTTTGTCGGATCAACTGCTGAGTTAGCAAAATTACTCAAGCAACAGTCTAAAGAACAATAAATAGATACAGGTTCATTTTAATAATGTCTCTTATCAAGTCACACAAAACAATCGAACAAATAGCAAAGAAACATCACCTCGATATTTCTTTTATACAAAAGCAGCTTGATATTGGAGAGCCAATTGAGCATGAGCATACAAAAAATCATGATTTAGCAAAAAAAATTGCTCTTCAGCATTTAGATGAAATTCCTGATTATTATACCCGTCTAAAAAAAATGGAAAAAACTGCAAAAACGCAAGTTAAAGAACATTGTGGGTGTGAGAATGATGCGGTTAAAGATCTTGAGTTTGGCCTAAAAAAACTTCATAATACTTCATATAATTCTATTGACAAACTAATGCGTCAGATTATGAAAAAACATGACATGACTGCTAAACAACTTCATAATTCTTTTGTAAAAAAGCACAATAAAACTCCAGATGATTGGATTGCTAACTTGAAAGAAGGCAATCTTCATCATTGGTTTAAGGGATCAAAATCTAAAGATGGAAAACCCGGTTGGGTTCAATCAGATGGATCGCCATGTGCAAATGAACCGGGGGAAACTAAGACACCAAAATGTTTTAGTAGCGGAAGACTTGCTGCTCTCAAAAAAAAGGGAGAAAAGGGAGAATCTTTAATTAAGTCTGCAGTTCGTCGCAAAAGAGAAAAAGACCCCGATCAACAACAAAAATCTGGAGCAGCAAAACCAACATTGGTTTCAACTTTTACTAAGGGGAAAAGGAACCCAAATTATATAAAACCAGAACCAAAACTAAAGGAATCCATGATTATTAACGAAGCAGAAAAAGACCGACCGGGAAAAGGTAGTGGCAAAAAAGACGCTTGTTATCATAAAGTGAAATCTAGATATGACGTTTGGCCAAGTGCCTATGCTTCTGGGGCATTGGTTAAATGCCGTAAAGTTGGTGCCAATAACTGGGGAACTAAATCAGAGCAAACTATGCACGAAGAGAAAAGATATTGTCCTTTATGCAACAAAAGAGAAACTAGATCAGAGTGTTCTTATGGAAAAAAAGCATGGGATAAAGTTTCCGTTAAAGATCATGAATATTCTATGGCCAGATCTGAATTAAAAACTATCGCTAATGCAGTAAAAAGACTTCAAGCAAAAGTTGGTAAAGGTGAAGGTGATCTTGAAGCTTGGGTTCAATCTAAAATAACAAAAGCGGCAGATTATATTGATACTGCTGCAGACTACATTGCTAGCGGAGAAATGGAAGAGCAAAAGTTAGTTGATATAATTTTAGATGAAATTATATCTGAAAAATGTTGGTCTGGATATGAAAAGAAAGGCATGAAAACAATGTTTGGAAAAAAATATCCAAACTGCGTAAAAAAAGAAGATGTGACAATTGAAGATGCTGAAGGAAATACTTTTGCTGAAGTTGTTGATTTAATTGAACCCGAACCAATCAAAGGATTTAAATCCCAAATTAAAGAGGCAGTGAGACTTCAAGCACAAACTGGTAACGTTGTCGCTGTTACACTTTCTTGGAGAGGAAAATATTATTCGATGAGAATGTTCTTTCCTCAAGTCAAAATGCCTTCTCGTCAAGAAATTAATGCTGAACTACAAAAGGTTTATCCCGGATCAATATTAGTTTATCATTCAATTTCGGAAATTCAACCAGAACAACCTTTGATTCAAGTTTGTGGTTCTCAAGGCGGAAGTTCAGCAAAACTAGGATCTAATAAAAATTATGTAAAAGCAATGGGGGAGGAAGTTGAAATTGATGAAGATTGGCAAAAAGTTAATCGTCAAGACAAAACTGATGGATTAAGTCAAAAAGCAGTTAATGCTTATCGTAGAGAAAATCCAGGTTCAAAATTAAAAACTGCAGTAACCGAAAAAAATCCCACTGGCAAAAGAGCAAAGCGTCGTGCTTCATTCTGCCGTAGAATGAAAGGTATGAAATCAAAACTCACTTCAGCAAAAACAGCAAGAGATCCGGATTCAAGAATTAATAAAGCACTTCGTCGTTGGAATTGTAACTAATAAGTAGGTTTATTATGGCAAGTAATGATGTATATCTTGGTAATCCTTTATTAAAAAAAGCAAATACAACTCATGAATTTACTGAGGAGCAAGTTCTTGAGATTGCTAAATGCATGAAGGATCCTGTTTATTTTGCTAAAAATTATGTCAAAATTGTAACGCTTGATCACGGACTTCAAACATTTACTCCATATCATTTCCAAGAAAAATTAATTAGCAATTTTCATAAGCATAGATTCAATATCTGTAAAATGCCTCGTCAGACGGGTAAATCGACCACTGTAGTGGCGTTTTTATTACACTATGCTGTATTTAATGATAACGTAAATATAGGTATTCTGGCTAACAAAGCAGCAACAGCTAGAGAACTTTTAGACAGACTTCAAACCGCTTATGAAAATCTTCCAAAGTGGATGCAACAAGGTATTATTTCTTGGAATAAAGGTTCTCTTGAACTTGAGAATGGAAGTAAGATCTTGGCTGCTTCTACTTCTGCTTCTGCGGTTCGTGGTATGTCATTCAATATTTTATTTCTGGATG